TGATTAACCAAAGTAGAAATACACGCGATATGCTAAATTATGAGCTTAAGAAGAAGTTAATCAAAATGAAAGAAGAGGGGGATGTATATGACAAAATATACATTTATAGATGGATAGAGCATAAGTCTGTGTATAAGTTTCATAAATTAGTTGGTTATAGTAAAACACAAGTATATGATTATATTTCAGAAATGAAGAAAAAATTATATAAAAATGAAAGTTCGGACAAAATCGGACAAATCTAGGTTTATGATGTTATTGTGATAATATATAAAGTCACACATATAACTAACCCCTGGTACACTACCTATTAGTAGGTAGTATAGAATAGATATATAAATATGAAGCATAGATAACGTTGGCATTACTTGGTAAGTAAAAGAACCATTTTATAATGACTATGCTGTGAGAATACTTTTACAGGATTAATTATTAATTGCAAGTGATATTTAATTCAAATTCGTTTATATCTATTCTATAGTACTTACTAATACGAGATTACATACAAACTCCTTTAATTTATTTGTATATACAACCCCCTTGTATTAATAACTATTTTCTTCGTATGTAATCAGAATATGGACACTTAAAGTGTCTTTTTATTATGTAAAAAAGGGTTGATTAGTATGAACTATAAAAAGTGTATGAAGAATAATACTTGCAAAACTTGTAGTGATTATTTGTTTTGTAAAGAAGAAACACCAAAAAGGGGTAAAAAGAAAAACAAGAAGGCAAACTTGTATAAAAATAGGAAGTGATGAAGATGGCTAAAGGTAAAAAGCTTAATAATGAAATGATATACAAAATAATGCTTAGTTATGCTGTTACAAGAAATTATAGTGAGACAGGAAGAAACTTGAATGTTCCAGAATCAACTGTTAGGAAGGTAATAGCAAATAACAAAGATAATGAAGATTTTGCTATACTATGCGATAAAAAAAGAGATGAGTTCGTAGAAAAGGCAAATCAAATTATTGATAAAGCAACTAATTTACTTGAAAAAAGATTAGATACTGCTTTAGAAAAGCAAGAAGAATTAGAAGAAATATTAGAAGAAGCATTGAGTATGGAAAATGAAGAATTTAATACTAGCGAAAAGAAAGCTTTGATTAAAAGAATAAACAAACTTCAAATAAATGGATTAAGTGAAATTACCACAGCCATAGGAACTATGTATGACAAGAGAGCTTTGGCTCAAGGTGATCCAACGAGCAACGAGAGAGTAACTATAAATATAGAATTGACTGATGAGTAATGGAAGTAAACATAAAAATATCGAAAAAAGTATTTAATGATGTATATATACCTTATTTAGATAACATAAGCAGATATTTGATATTTTATGGTGGTGCTGGTAGTGGTAAGTCCTTCTTTATTGTTGAAAGATACATATATAAAATACTTAATTCAAAATTAATGAACTTATTAACAGTTCGTGCTACTGGTAAGAGTAATAGAGATAGTACATTTGCTTTGTTCAAGCAAGTTATTAATAAATGGCATTTAGGTATGCACTTTAAAATAAATGAAAGTGATCTAAGAATAAAGTGTTTACTTAATGGTAATGAGATAATATTCAGCGGACTAGATGATGTTGAAAAGTTAAAATCAGTTACTTTTAGCAAAGGTGAACTTACTGATATATGGATAGAAGAAGCTTCTGAAATACTAGAAAGTGATTTTAATCAATTGGATGTTAGATTAAGAGGTAAAGGAACTAAAAAGCAAATAGTTATATCTTTTAATCCGATTGATATTAATCATTGGTTAAAAAAGAAGTTCTTTGATGTACCAAGAAATAATTTAACTATAGTACATACAACATATAAGGATAATAAGTTCTTAGATGAAGATTATAAGAAGTTACTAGAAAGTTATAAGTATACTGATGAGTATTATTATAATGTGTACTGCTTAGGTCAATGGGGTGTTCTAGGAAAGACTGTATTTGATGCGAGAGCAGTAAGCAGAAGATTGCAAGAAATAACTAGACCTATCAAGACTGGTTATTTTGAATATAAATATGATGATACAATGCCTGCTGGAAAGAAGATTACTGATGCAAAATGGGTAAATGATGAAAATGGTTATATAGAACTATATGAATTGCCTAACCTATACAAATATTGCATAGGTGGTGATACCGCTGGTGATGGCTCTGACTGGTTTACTGGGCATGTACTTAATGCAAAGACTGGCAAGCAAATTGCAAGGCTAAGACATCAAATGGATGAGGATCTATATGTAAGGCAAATGTATTGTTTAGGTTGGTATTATGCTAATAAAAACTTAAAAACTGGTGTAGTAACACCTGCTCTTATGTGTATTGAAAGTAACTTTAGTAGTTTTCCTAATAAAGAACTAGTAAGGTTAGGTTATCCTAATATGTTCGTAAGGGAGAAAGAAGATAGATATACAGGTATAATGGACAAGTCTTATGGATTCAAGACCACTTCATTAACAAGACCTGTTATAATAGCAGAACTAGTTAAAATAGTTCGTGAATCTGTTGAACTAATAAATGATAAATTAACACTTGAAGAGATGCTAACTTTTGTCAGAAATGAAAAGGGAAGGCCAGAAGCACAACAAGGAGCCCATGATGATTTGGTTATGGGGCTTGCTATAGCCTATTATTCAAGGACACAAGTAATATTTGATGTTGAGCCGATAGAAGTAAGCCAAGCATTCAATTTCAAGTCAGAAGAGCCACTAGAGGCTGATTATGGAGAGGAGATAGTGATCGTATAATGAAAAAGAAAATGTTAAGAAAGTTAAGAGAAACTTGCAATGAATTAATTGGAGAGGAAGAAACTAATAAGATAATAACTGAAACGATAGAGGAAGTATTAGAAGAAACTAAACCTAAAAAGAAAACAAAAAAAGGTGATAAGTAATGGAAACAATAGCATTACTTTTTTTATTTGGTATTTTTATAATTTTAGCTTATACTTTAGGGCTTAAAAATGGTCAAAAGTTAAAGAACAACGAAGAAATAAAAATACCAGAAATTAATCCTGTTAAGATAGTTAGAAATGAAATAGAAACTTTTGAACAAAAGAAGAAACAAGATGCCTATGATACTATGATGGCTAATATAGATAACTATGATGGAACAGGACTAGGGCAGAAGGATATACCTAGTTAGGAGGTGTCAAGATGGATTTAAATGAATTAAAAGAGACTGATATATGGGAATTATATGAAAAAGGTAGAAACTATAATCGACTAAAGAATCTATATTCAGATACTGATAAGAATTATAGAATGTACAATGGCAATCAGTGGGCTGGATTAAAGATTAGTGGAATAGAGCCTATTCAGTTAAACATAATTAAACCTATAGTTAAATATAAAATATGTGTTATAAACGAGAATGAGTTTATGGCTGTATATAGTGCAGAAAACTTTGAGAATAAAGAGTTTAAAGAAGTGGCAAATAAAACTTGCGAACTTCTTAATAAATTAGCTGCTAAAACATGGGAAAAAAACAATATGGACTATAAGACTAGAGCCATAAGTAAACATTCTGCTATTAATGATGAATGCCCTATTTATGTAGATTATGATGAAGAAACAAATTTGCCAATAGTTGAAATATTGTCAAAAAACGATGTGTATTATGGCAATGAAAATGATTCAGATATACAAAACCAACCACATATTTTAATCAAACATAGAAAACCTGTTATTAATACTATTGAAATGGCTAGGTTATCAGGAGTGTCAGAGGATAAATTAAAGTATATAGTTGGTGATAATGATACTTTTGAAGAGGCTGGAGAAGATTCTAGGGAAGAAAAAGATGATATGGTGACTATCATCACTAAGCTATATAAAGAAAATGGTACAGTCCATTTTAGTCAAGCAACAAGATATTGTGATATTAAAGAAGACAAGAACACTGGACTAACCCTTTATCCGTTAGAGCATATGCTTTGGGAAGAAAAAGAGGGATATGCTAGGGGAGAAGGTGAGGTTAGATATTTAATACCTAATCAGTTAGAGATTAACAAAACCATAATGAGAAGATTAATATCTGCCAAAACTACTGCTTATCCACAAAAGATTGTTGATGTATCTAAAGTTCAAAACCCTAATGCAATAGACAAAGTCGGAGGTACTATTAAAGTTAATGGCCAAACTGTAGATGATATTAAAAAAGCAATTGGAGTTCTTCAACCAGCACAGATGAGTGCAGATGTCGAAAAGGTAATGAATGAATTAATATCTACTACTAGAGAATTAGCAGGTGCTGGAGATATTGCTACTGGTGATGTTAATCCAGAAAGTGCAAGTGGCAAAGCAATACTTGCAGTTCAAAGAGCATCGCAAATGCCTGTAACCGAACAAACAATATCACTAAAAGCAACTTTAGAAGGATTGGCAAGAATATGGTTAGATATGTGGAAAACATATGCTACAGATGGTTTAGTAATAGACTATGAAGAATCTAATCCAACTACTGGGGAAGTAAGTTCTAGACCGGTTAAGGTGCCTTATAGTGTATTACAAGAATTACAAGCAAATGTAAAGATAGACATTACACCTAAGAGTCCTTATGATAAATATGCACAAGAGTTATCGTTAGAAAATATGTTAAAGGCAGGATACTTTACTGCTGAAAAACTAGCAGAACTAGAAGTATATGTAAGTCTACTAGATGATGACAGTTCGATGCCTAAATCTAAGTTAGAAGAAGCAATAAAGAAAATGAAAGAATCTCAGCAAAGAATAGCAGATATTCAAACACAGGCTCAGCAATTAAAAATGCAAGCCAATAACTTTATTGCTAATCAGCAAGATATAACAGGTATAGGGCAATATGGAAATCGATTAATTAATCAAGCAATGGCTACTAGATAGTTATTGCTTTTTATATGGAGGAAATATGACATTTAGTGAAGCATTAGAAAAGTTGAAGGAAGGTAAAAAAGTCGCAAGAAAGAACTGGAATGGAAAAGGAATGTTTGTTGTTAGACAAAAAGGCTATCCAGAAGGTATACCTTGCAATAAACAAACTGCAGAAGCATTTGGATATCAAGAAGGAACTTTATTTAAATGTAGACCATATTTACAAATGAGATGTGCTGATGGCACTCATCAAATGTGGTTGGCTAGTCAATCTGATTTATTAGAAGAAGATTGGTATGTAGTTGAGTAAAAAAATAGTCCAAGCATTGTAAGACTTTAAAAGAAGATGGAATAGTGAAGTCAAACACTTAAAAAAATAGGAGGAAAGAAAATGAACGAAGAATATGATGTTCAAACACCTGCTACAAATGTAGCTGAAAATACTGAAGCTCAATCAGTAGAAGAAAATGAGGAAGGTATAGAATTAACTGATACCACTTCTCAAGAGGAAGAAAAAAAAGAAGTTAAAAATTATACTGCAGAAGAAATAGAAAAGATGGTTAATGATAGAGTAAACGACATACTTCCGAAGAAAATCGAAAGAGAAAAAAGAAAGATGGAAAAGCAATATTCTGATAAATTAGCCAAATATGAAGAAACTGACAGTATATTAAAGGCAGGCCTTGGAACTAAAGATATCTCTGAATCTAATCAAAGAATGAGAGAGTTTTATAAAGAACAAGGAATTGATATACCTGCTTATTCAAAACCTAAATATTCTGAAGAAGATGAAAAGATTTTAGGTAAAGCAGAAGCTTCTAAAGTTATTGATTTGGGATTTGAAGAAATGCAAGAAGAAGCGAATAGACTGGCTGCTATTGGTGTAGACAAAATGACACCAAGAGAGAAAGTTATGTTTAATACTCTTGCAGATGAACTAACTCATCAAAAACAAGTTAAAGAGTTAGCAGAATTAGGTGTAAAAGAAGAAATACTAAATAATTCTGAATTCAAAGAATTTGCTAGTCAATTTACTTCAAAAACACCAATTAAAACAGTATATGAAATGTATACTGCTACACATCAGCCTAAACAAAAGGCTGAAAAAATAGGAAGCATGAAAAATACTGTTTCAAAAGAAGAAAAAGACTTTTATACTCCAGATGAAGTAAAAGCACTTACTCCTGAGGAATGGGAAAAACCAGGTGTCTGGGAAAAAGTAATGGCTTCTCAAAGAAAATGGAAATAAAGGAGTGATAGAGAATGGATGATGCAAGACAAACAATTTGGCATCAAGGGTACGAAAGAGCCCTAAAGACTATAACTTCATTAAGAAATCATAGTGATTTCAAGTATGAAAAAGATACACACAATGCAAGAAAAGTAATAATTTTAAATGCAGATAAACCTTTAGTAAGAAAATATACACCAGGAGTTTCAATTAAGAGAGATAAAGCAAGTGTAACTAAAAAAGAATTCGAAATGGATCAAATGTATTATTTCAATGTTGGAATTGATCATGTTGATAAGGCACAAACAGTTCCAGGAGCATTAGAAGCAATCTGTCAAGAAGGAGCAATTGCACTTTCTGAAGAAGGAGACAAATATGTTGCTAAATTAGTTAACGATGGTGTTACTGCTGGTACTGTTGAAGTAATTGATGGTACATCAGCAACTAAATCAAATGCTATTGAAAAACTAGAAGACGGCTTTGTTAAATTATATAGAAACAATGTTCCTCAAAACACAGAATTATATTCAGAAAATGATCCAGGATTCTTCAGTAAAATCAGACAAAACTTAACAGAGTTATATACTAACAATGTTGAGATGGCTAAGAGAGGTATCGTAGGTAAATATGGTAATGCTTTAATTACTATTGAAAACCTTTTACCTAAATTAGAACCAACATATGCTGCTACTACTGATACAGATATTGTTGAAGGTAAAACTTATTATACAAGAAGTGGAGAGGCAAGTGCTTATGTTTATACAGAGGTTACTTCTCCAACTAAAGCAAGTATAAGTTCTTATTATGAAATCACTGGTTACGGAAAAGTTCTTAATTTCTTAAGAACTAAAAAAGCTGTTGCATTTGCAGAACAAATTGAAAAAGTAGTTAACTACGAAGTTCAAGATGGCTTTGAAACAGCTCAAAAAGGTTTATATGTGTATGGTGGTCTTTTAGTAAGACCTAAAGAAATTGTGTGTATCAAGACAAGTCTTTAAAAAAATAGAGAGAGAAATCTCTCTTTTATCGTGTGACTAGTGTTAAGAGTGGTGCAATTCCACTCCTCACGACCAATAGTAGGAGGAAATATGAAAGTTGAATATTATACATTAAAACCAAGCTTAAAACAATATTTTGGAAGAAAAGTTAATAAGTCTTTAACATTTGATGAATGGACTGAAGATAAAAAAGTACATCAGACTTTGAAAGACTTAGAACTTGTAACTGAAATACATGATGAAAGAAAAATGAAAATGATAGTTTTAGGAAAAGAAGAAACAATCACTACAGAAGAAATAAGTACTATAAAACAAAAATTGGCAACTGGTGTGATTTTAATTTGGGATGAACAGCAAGGTTATATAATCCCACCATACGAAATGGCTACATTAGATGAAATAGAAAAAGATTTGATTGCCATGAAAGATGTGTATAGGAGTGATGATAATGACATTACTAGAAATGAAGAAAAAAGTGCTAAGGTTAATTGAAGAAATTAATGATAAAAGTCCATTGTTAACCGATGATCCGGATATAGCAAATAAAATAAATGATGTTATAAATCAAATTCAAAATGAAATTGCTAGAATAAAAAAAATACCTGCTAAAGAAGAATTAGAAGTAACTAAAGGTGATGAGATTGACTTTTCTGAGATAGCAAAGGATTTATTTCAAATTAACATTGTTAGGGGAGTTGAAAATGATATTATAGGTAATACTATTAATTTCTATGGTGATGGTGTTGCTAAGATATATTATTATAAGTATCCTAAACAAATAACTGCTGATACAAAAGATAGTGAATTTACTTTTGATTTATCAACAGATGTACTTGAAATAATGCCTTATGGTGTGGCTGGTGATTTACTTAAATCTGATATATCAGCTAGTTATGGACAAGTTTATTCAAATAGATATGAACAAATGTTACAAAGATTAGATCCAAGATTTCATACTGGCAGTATTTATCTAGAAGGAGATGATACTTATGAGTTCTTATAGTAGTTCTGGTGGTGTTCCTAGTGGAGCATTAGTCACTAGAAAAGTAGATAACTTTGCAGGTGTTGATTTCAGTAATAGTGATACTAATTTATCTAGAAGTCCTGATAGTTTAAATATGTGGAAAAATTACAAAAATAATAGTGCTGGAATAGAAACAAGACCTGATATGGAATTAGTAGAAGAATACAATAATACCATATTAGGTCTCTTTTTTTATGATATAGGCAATACTACCCATAAAATAGTCCATTCAGGAACTAAACTTTATGATAATGGTACTGAAATATTTAGTGGTATGAATTTGATTAGAAGTCAGGCTTTTATATTTAATAATATATTTTATATAAAAGATGGTTTAAATTATCTTGAATACAATGGAACTGAAATAAAAGAAGTAGAAGGTACTATACCAACTACAACAATAGGAGATCCTACTGGGGAGGGAACAACATATCAAGATGTAAATTTGCTTACTGGGCTTAGAAAGAATCTAAGAATAGGTGATGGTGTAACGACAAAGTTTAAACTAGATACTGAAAACATAGATAGTGATTATCCTGTAACTGCCAAAGTAACTATAGGACTAGACACACTTACTTATGTTCAAGGCAAAGACTTAACAGTAAATGTTACAGAAGGAAGTATTACTTTTAATACTGCTCCTGCTAAACCTACTACTGATGGTCAACACAATGTTGAAATATTATTCAGAAAGACTATTCAAGGATATAGAGATAGAATTAACAAGTGTACTATGCTAGCAGTATTTGATAACAGAGTATTTTTTAGTGGAAATCAAGATTATCCTAATGCTATTTTTCATAGTTCATTGGAAGACCCTAGATATATTAGTGATTTAGATTATTACAACGAGGGAATGGATTTAGCAAAGGTAAAGGCACTGATACCTAGTAATAATGCTCTATGGGTGTTAAAAGAGCCATCGCAAGCAAATACTACAGTCTTTTATCATAATCCAGTTGTTGATAGCACTTATGGAAAAATATATCCATCAGCACATTCAAGTATAACAACAGGTTGTGTCTCTACTGGAATTAACTTTAATGATGATATAGTTTTCTTTTCTGATAGAGGTATGGAAGCAATTAGCGGAAATATTACTTCGGAGCAACTACTAGCACATAGATCTAGTATGGTTGATGGTAAATTACTAAAAGAATCAAATTATAAAAATATGATGTTAGAAGAGTGGGAAGGATATCTTTTAGTAATTATAGATAACAAAGTTTATTTAGCAGATAGTAGACAAAAATATCAAAATATAAATGTTGAATATGAATGGTATTATTGGGAGTTATCTTGCAATATTACTTGCACTTCAGTTAAAAATGGAGTGCTTTATTTATGTGGTAACAATAAGATTTATAAGTTAACCAAAACTAATGGCGAAATAAGTTCTTATTGGACTACTAAGCATGATGATTTCAAATACCCAGAATATCAAAAGACAACTAATAAAAGAGGCGGTACTGCTGAAGTAAAAGGTGAAAGTATAAAGATAGAGGTCAAAACAGATAATAACGACTTTGAAGAGGTTAATACTTATGACAATGTTAAGGGATACATAGTTTATAGAATTAAAAAGAAAAAATGGAAACGATTACAAATGAAATTTAGTTCTACTAAACCATTTGGTTTAAGTAATTATACTTTAGAATCATTTGTAGGCGGATATGTAAAGAGGTGATAAGAAATGGCAATTTATGATGTTAATTACGATGACAAAAGATTCAAAGATGTCGAAAATGAAAAACAAAGTGAATTAAATAAATATAATGAAACTTATGATAATTTAATAAATGAAAGAAATAACTTTACTAAAGAACAACAAGATATGGTTGATAGATGGGAGAACACTCAAAAAGATGTAGCAAATAAAAATCTTGAATATCAGAAAGATTTAATCGAACAACAAAGAAAAAAGTCTGAACAAGCATATCAAAATGAGGCTAAAGCATCTTATATAGATTATCAAAAAGAAGTAGATAAATATGGTGTTAGTAGAGAAAATGTTGTAAATAATGGTTTATCTAATAGTGGTTATGCTGAGAGTTCGAAAGTTGATATGTATAATACTTATCAAAATAGACTTGGTACTGCAAGAAAGAGTATGCAAGATGCTGGAATAGAGTTTGATAATGCAATTAGACAAGCCCAATTATCTAATGATGAAACACTAGCACAAAATGCTTTGAAAGCATTGCAAGATAAATTAAATATTGCGTTAGAAGGATTTAATTATAAATCAGATCAGGAAAATAATAGATTGAATTGGAACTACAATATTAATAATAATTATTACAACAGATATAAAGATGTTGAAAGTCAAATTAATTATGAAAATGAAACTGCTGAGAAAATTAGACAATACAATGAGAATATGGCATATCAAAAAGAACAGCAACAATTGGAGCAACAAAGATGGGAAAAGGAAATGGCATATCAAAGAGAACAAGATGCGATTGCTAATGCTCAAAAATGGGCTAGTATAAATGCTAGTTATAATAGTGGTGGAGGAAATTCTTTGACTGATGGTAGTAGTAATGAATTAAATACTAGCGGTACAAATGTAGTAAAGAGTAAATTCAATAGTTGTCCAGCATTATCTAGCAACAAAGCCAGCAATTGGTCTAATTCAAATATATTTACTTCTAATACTATAAAGAATGGTATTTCTGAATCTGATTTGGAAAATAAAATATCATCTGCTTTAAAGAGTAAAACTATTACTGAAGCAGATGCCGATAAAATATTAACTTGGTTTGGTTTATAAGGTGGTGGTTGTATGAGTAATATTCGTGAAAGATTACTTGGAACATCAAACTATAATAATACATCTAATATTCGTAGCAGATTAGGGATAAATGAGAAAAATTATTCAATAAGGGAGAAACTCGGAGTAAGTGAGCGACAGAATAGCAACCCCTCAATGAAACTTTTTAAAAAATCTTCTGCATTTGATGATGGATATCAATTTGGTGATATAACCTCAACTATTTTATCCACTGCTGGAGATTTGACAGCAAATGTAGGAAAAGGCTTTCTTAATACAGTTGAAGGTGTAACTGATGCAGGCCAATACTTGCTTGCGGATGCTGCAAAAGGTCTTTCTAAAGTTAAAGCATTAGATATTTGGGACAAAAATGCTAGAAACTGGTTAAAAGAAAAAGCAGATGCACTTGAAGAAAATGCTAAGTTTGATTCTACTGGTGCTTTGTTTGGCAACAATGAAAAAGAAAGTGATAATTTATTTAAAAAAGGTTGGAGTGAGGAATTGGATAAAAACTCAATATCAGATACTATGGTTGACAGTGTAGCACAAGGCATAGGAAATGTTGCTGCAATGGCTGGAACATCATATCTCGGCGGTCAATTACTAGGCACTGGTTCTAATGCAACATCTTTTCTTAATTCTTTTTCTAGTGCCTTTGGTAATGCCAAAAGTGAAGCTTATAAGAACGGAGCAGATGATAAAACTGCTCTTGAAACTGCAACTATAAGCGGTTTTGCGGAAGCAATTAGTGAACAGTTTTTTGATGCTCTGCCAGGAATGAAAGTTGAAGGCTGGGGTTCAAAACTAACCGGCAAAATTGGCGAAAGTGTATCAAAGCATTTTGGCACAAAGGCTGGTAAAGCAACTTTAAAAGTTTTAGATTCTGTAGGTGAAGGTGCAGAGGAAGTTATATCTAATGCCTTGTCCGCAATTGGTAATGACATTGTTCATTATGTGGATAATGATTATAATTATGGAATGGAAGAACAAACAGGTAATATTTTTAAAGATACTAAAAATGCAATATTTTCAAATGATAGTTTGACTTCTTTCATTTCTGCATCATTAACATCGGCAATTGTCAATGGTGGTAATACTTTCATTACAGAAAAGCAAAAGAAAAGTATAATAACAGCATATGCAAACGATAACAACATGTCGTATGAAGAAGCTAAAAAAATGTTCAACAGCATTGTTGACATTAATACTAATAGCCAAATAGATGAAAACACTAATTTTAACGATAAAATTGACTTAGAAGAAGAAGAAACAAAAAATTTACTTAACTCTATTAAAAATGGAGATGTGGATTTAAAGAATTATGTTAATTCAATAACTTCACAAATTAATGAATATGAAGCATTAAAAAAGCAAAATAAGTTAACTAGCGAACAGGAAATAGAATTGAATGAACTTAAGAATCGATTAAGTGCTATTCAAAACCAAGGTACTGACACAAGTACTTCCATAAAAGAAGAGGCAAACTTACCAACAGTACAAGATATAGTTAATCAAGAAAAATCAAGTCAAAGTGGCATTAATTTGCCAGTATATAATCATCAAAGTAATATTAGCAGCTCTGATAAGGCTATTTTGCCAACTGTGAACAATTTTAGTAGTTCTAATACAAATATGCCTACTAGTGATATAAAGGTTGATATGGCTAAAATAAGCCCTGAAATATTAAATGATATTAAAGGATTTAAATTAGGAGATCCTAGTATTGAAAGTTATAAAGGTAGTTACATTAAAACAATGTTAAATGAAGTTGGTATAAAAGTGCCTACTGCTATGAATTATGTAAGTGAAGTAAGGCCAGATATGAGTTTTACTACAACTAAAGATTTAACTAGACAACAATATGCTTCAATTGGAAATGCTCTTCAAAAACTAAGAAGTGTAGATGTGACTAGTGTTAATAATGTTAATTATAGTATTCCAATAGGCAATTATCAATATGTTAAAAGCTCTAATGCAAATATAAATGAATTAAGAAGGACTGCAAGTATGTATTTAAACAATACTGCTAGATCGAACAATACTATTAAGTTGCTAGAGAATATAATAAAAGATAGGAATTATATAATAAGATTCAATCCTAATATAACTAATGAACAAGGTGTACCTGTTAATGGATTAATTACAAAAGAAAATGGTAAAACTATAATTGAATTAAATCCTAATGCTGATAATTATGTTGAATTTTTGGTTGTTCATGAAATAACTCATGACATAGCAACAAAAGAAATGAAGGAATTAATACTTGATTATGCTAAACAAGATCCTGAGTTTGAAAAATCATTAGAATCACTAAAAGAAAGATATAAAACTAATGATGTATCAGACGAAATTGTAGCAGATGTATGCGGAGAACTATTCGGTAATAGAGAGTTTATTCAGTCAGTAGTAGAAAAGAAGCCTAATATATTTAAAAAAATACTTAATAATATTAGGAAATTAGCAGAAAAAATTAAGGGCACTGGTGCTAATGAATATGTGAATTTTGTTGAAAACTTAAAAGAAATGTGGGAAGAGGCTTACTATAGTAATAAGAGTAACCTTAAGAAAACTGAATATCATACAAATAGTGATATAATCAATAATATTGATAAGGTTTTGAATAATATAAAAGAAAGAACTCCTGTTAGATTAAGAGATTATACACCTGATATTTTGGTGCAAAATGGTGTTAAAGACTTACCAATGTATGAAAATCCATCACATATTAGAAAAAATATATTAACAGAAAACGAGGCTAGAAAACTAGGCCTTTCAATTAATAAAAATGACCATTATCATGGTTTGGGAAAAGAATTGTATATAAAAGCAATAGATAGTTTAGACAATCCTAGAGTTATATTTAAAAGAAATAACAGTAATAATTATTTAATTTTAACTACATTAAAAGATAATAATGGAAATAATATTGTAGTTCCAATTGAAGTTGAAACATCAACTAGTGTAAACAATATAACAATTGATGTAAATAGATTGAAAAGTGTATATGGATATGAAAGAGTCAATCCAAATTTGGATAAATATATCAAAGATAATATTAAAAGCAGTGAATTTACAAAAATATATGAACAAAAAAAGAAGCCGAGTACGGGTAAAATCCCGCAGTCAACTTCAACTGCAAATAATATACCACAATCAAGCAACAATGTCAATAGTAATACATCATCTGCTACTAAATATTCTATTCCGATAAACAAAAATAATACACAAAAACTAGATAATAGTTCTTTTTCTTTCGACAATAAAGGTAGAAAATTATCAAAAGAGCAACAAGAATATTTTAAAGATAGTAAGGCTAGAGATGAAAATGGAAATTTAAAGGTTGTGTATCATGGAACACCATTTGATTTTACACAATTTAGTTATAATTATGTTGGAACAAATGGAACAGCATTAGGCAAGGGATTTTATTTGACAGATGATATTGATATGGCCAAAGGCTTTACGAAAGATGGAAAAGAACCTATGCAATTATATGTTAACATTACTAAACCATTGTCTTTGGATAACAAAACTATTTCTAAACAACAATTTGAAAAATATATAAGAGCAATAGGAAAAACTGATGAATATTATTTAACTGATTATATTGATGTAGATTTAGTTGGATTTAATCAAGCGGTAAAAGCAGCAGTTGATGGTCAATATGAGTATTCTGATAATGATGTGGATTTGATTCATGGTGTCTTAAACACAAGTACATTGGATTGGGAAGAAGGATTTAGACTACTTAATGAAATATTAGGCTATGATGGCGTGATAAAACATTATGATAATGCAATAGACGCTGCTAAAGGCCCTAGTAATGTATATGTTGCTTTGTTCCCAGAACAAATTAAAAATGTAAATAATATAAGTCCCACTATTAACAAAGATATAAGATATTCACTTCCAACAAAAGAATGGAATGATTATCTAAAAGAAAACTTTCCATCATCGGGAACAAAAACTAAAATGTCTGATATTAAGTTACCTGCTAGGGAAGATATAGAAAGTAGTTCTAAAAAGAGCAAGATTTTAAATCCAAATGAAATATCAAAATTAACTAAAGAAGATGCTAACACTACACCAATATTACCTAAAAGAGGAAATGTAAATAAAGTTAATGATGGCAATAGCCATTTTGCTAAAAACATTAAAGATAAAGTTAATATGTTAAATGTAGAGCAAAAGGCTGAAATACTTTCAAAAGAAGATGTTAGATATTATGACAAAGTAACTAATAAAGAAAGTTTGGAAAAGGCTTTCAAAAAAATAAATGATGGTGGCAGTTCAGAAACATTAAGATGGGTAAAACAAGATAGTAAGAATGCAAATGCTACAGATGTAGCAGAAGGCTGGATTTTACTAAAACAATATGCTGATAATGGTGATTATGATAGTATGGTAGAAGTTGCTAAAAAAATGAGAGAAATTGGAACAACTGCTGGTCAAACAGTACAGGCATTTAATATTATGGAAAGAATGACACCTGAAGGTATGGTAAAATATGCTCAATCTGAATTATCTGAAGCTTATGACAGAATGGTTAAGAATAAATCTAAAGAATGGATAGATAAATATAGGGAAGATTTTGACTTAAAGCCTGATGAGGTAAAGTTTATCATGGATACAATGCAAGAAGTACAAAATATGGAAGATGGCTATGATAAAAGAGTTAAAATTGCAGAAATACAAAAATTAATGACCGATAAACTACCACCTGAAAAAGGTGCAAAAATTAGATCTTGGATGAGAATATCTATGTTGTTTAATCCTAAGACTCAAGTAAGAAATGTTGCTGGTAATGCTTTAATAATGCCAGTTAATTCTTTTGGCGATTTATTTTCTAGTTATGCTGATAAGTTAATCGCTAAGAAAACTGGTGTAAGAACAACCGGCACTACAAATATAAAAGCAATGCTTAAAGGTATTAAAAAAGGAGCCTATGAGGCCACTAACGACTATAAAAAAGGAATTAACACTAAAGATATGGAAGGTAATAGATTTGAAATATCAGATGGTAAATCATTTAGTGAAAAGAATTTAATGGGAAGGACTCTAAATAGAACAGAGTCTTTATTAAATTATGTTATGGATGTTGGTGATAGAGTATTTAGTGAGGCGGCTTTTGAAAATTCATTACAAAACCAATTAGTATTAAACAATACTACCGAAATCACACAAGAAATGATAGATATAGCACATCAAGAGGCTTTATCTAGAACTTGGAATGATAATAATAACTATACCAGATTTGTTTTGGGCGTAAGAAAAGGACTAAACAAATTAAATGTTAATGGTTATGGTCTTGGTGATGTGTTAATACCGTTTGCTAAAACACCTGCTAATTTAACAAAGGCAATCGTTGATTATTCGCCTGCTGGTTTGATTAGTACCATAAATAAAGGTATTAATTTAAAAAGATCACTTGCAAATGGGCAATATACTGCCACTATGCAACATGAATTTGTTCAAAGTTTAGGAAAGGCTACTGCTGGTACTATGTTATATATACTTGGTATTGCACTTGCAAAGGCTGGAATAACAAGCGGTGATAGCGATGATGATAAAGATACTGCCAATTTCTTAAAAAATACTTTAGGAATTAATTCTTATTCAATTAAAATTGGTGGTAAGTCATTTACTTATGATTGGGCTCAACCTTTGGCTGCTCCATTATCAATAACTGCTAATGTAGTTAATTCTAAAAGTAGTGATTCTAAAGCATTATTAGAAGGAATAGTCGGTTCCTTAGATAGTGCTGGAAGTATTTTGCTGGAGCAATCATTTTTGCAAAGTATAAATGATGTTCTTAATGATAATGATGGTGTTGTATCCGGAATTATTAATGAAATATTAGAATTACCTGCTAGAGCAGTTCCTACTTTTTCTAAGCAAATAGCAGATTTGGTAGATGGTACTCAAAGAACTTCGTTTGAATATGGAAAACCGATTCAAAGTGCTGTAAATAGCATAAAGGCAAAAATACCTTTTGTAAGTAAAACTCTAAATCCTGCAGTAGACACTATGGGCAGAGAAATACAAAAATATGGTGGAAAGAATAATATCTTTAATGTATTTTTAAATCCTGCCAATGTTAGCACAGAAAATATAAGTGAATCTGCTGAGGAAATATATAGACTGTACAAAGAAACTGGAGAGACAGATGTTATGCCTAGAGTAGCACCTTACTATATAAATCAAAAAGGCGAAAAAATTATGATGACAGGTAAAGATAGAGTTGAATATCAAAAAATATCTGGTGAAATAATAGAAGACAATATCAAAAAACTAATTAATAATGCATCTTATTCAAATATGTCTGATTCAGATAAAGCAAATGTTGTTAAGGATATAGTTAATTATTCTTATAACATTGCTAAAAAAGATGTATTAGGATTAGAACTTTCTAATACATATCAAAAAGCATATGAATATTCTGAAATAGGAGATATAGGAGATTATTATACGTTTAAAGAAAGTATTGATAATACTGATAAAGATACCAAAAAGGCTAGTATAACTAAATTCTTGATAGATAGTGATTTGAATAATGAACAATTAGCATATTTATATGGTAATTATTATTCAAGTGATAAAGTTTTAAATGCTTTGGTACAATCAAATATACCAATTAAAGAATACATAAAGTTTAATTCTAAAACATTTGAGAGTGATTATTATGCAAATGGCAAGACTGTACCTAATTCTAGAAAAAATAAAGTGATTAAGTATATTAATAGTTTAAACCTTAGTATTTCTCAAAAGGCAATGCTTATTAAAATGGAATATAGTAGTTTTAAGCAATATGATAATCAAATAGTTAAATATGTTAATAATATTGATTGTTCTTCCTACGATAAAAAAGTAATACTAAAGACTATCGGATTTACTAGTTATGATAAGGATATAATTAATACTATCAACTCTAAAAACATATCTGTTGAAGAAAAGACCAAAGAGTTAGAAGAACTAGGATTCAAAGTAAGAAATGGTAGGGTGTATACAAAATGATAAATAAAAGAGATATAAATAAGTTACGAACACCAGAAGACTTAGAAAGAAAGTATAACCTCAATGATATTTTGACATTAAAAGAAAACTATGAATTGCAAAAAAATGGACTTAATAAAGTAGAAAATGAATTAAATGGCTTTGTGATTGCAACAGGAAAGAACTTAAAAGAACTTCAAGACCAGGTAGATGGAAACATTACTACCTGGTTTTATTCTGGGGTTCCTACTGATAGTAATGAACCTGCTAAATATTGGACTACCGATAATGAAAAAAACAATCACTTAGGAGATCTTTATTATGATAAAGATACTGGTTATGCCTATAGATACTCACTTGATAATGATGTTTATAGTTGGATAAAAATTACCGACAATGATGTTACTCAAGCTCTTGCAATAGCAAATAGTGCTAAAGATACCGCTGATAGTAAGAGAAGAGTTTTTGTGGTTGAACCAACAACACCTTATGATTGCGGAGATTTATGGATTAAAAATGAAGAATTATATAGATGCCAAACCACTAAATCAAAGGATGAAACATTTGAAGAAAATGACTGGATAATTGCTACTAAATATACTGATGATACTAAAGCAAATCAGGTGGGAGAAAATCTTACTATACTAAGTGGAACAGTTACTGAAATAAGAAAAGATGTTGATAAGTTAGATACTACTATGACAAATACAACTTCACTTGTTGATGAACAAGGTAGAAGCATAGGCACTTTGCAAGAACAACAATCAGAGGTTACCCAAACAGTAAACAATTTTGATATATCTATGAAAAATGTACAAAAAACATTAGATACTCAAAATGGTACTATTCAAACACTTGAAGGCAAGATCACTGATATGAATTTTAGTTTTAGCACTAAAGGTTTATCTGTAGGTACATCTAGTGATGCAAACAATTCATTGCTTGATAACCGGGGTATAAAAGTATATAACTACGAAAAATTAAATGCTATCTTCAATAACAAAGGTTCTGGTATAGATAAACTTATTGTTACTGGTACTGCTCAAATAGGATACTTAAAGTTTGTTAAGTCTACTAAGAACAATAAAAAAGTAACAAAAATCTATCATTTAAAAGAATTAATAGAAGATTTAGAGGACTTGGAGGTGTAATATATGGCAACAATAAATGGAAGTACTAACAACAGCCAATGGACATTTAAATTGGAAGTTACAGAGGGAAATTATGATATAACAAACAATACTTCTCCAGTAACAGTTACAATGTATTTGGGTAGAGCTAGTTCACAAAGTTATGTCGGTGGAAATTGGACTGGAAATATAACCATAGATGGTTCTTCTTATGATTTGAGTGGCAACATACCATATCCAACTTATATAAATGGTGGTGAGTGGTATGAGGTAGCTTCTTATTCTAAGACAGTAAAGCATAATAATGATGGAAGTAAAAATGTTAGTGTTAGTGCTAGCATGTCTAGTAGTTATTTTACACCTAGTTATTCTAGTGCTAGTGGAACTGTTTCACTTACTACTATACCTAGAGCGAGTGGTGTTGCTTGTAGTAGCCCATACATTGGTGATAATGCAATTATTAGTATAGATAAGAAGTCTTCTTCATTTACTAATACATTGACTTATAAAATAGGTACTTTAACTGGTACTATTGCCACTAAAACAAGTAATACAACAGTACAATTTCAAACTAGTTCAATAGCTGATAGTATATATGCTTTGATTCCAAATGGTACTGAAACTTCTGGAACAATTTATTGTACTACATACAATGGAAGTACACAAATAGGAGATACACAGAGTACTTCATTTAATTTATATGCTAAAGAAAGTGTATGTAAACCAAGTGTAACTGCAACAATAGTAGATACTAATACTGATGTTACAGATATCACAGGAAGTAACACTAAGTTTATCAAATATATTTCTAAACCTAAAGTAACTATTAATGCTACTGCTAAAAAAAGCTCTAGCATAAAGAAATATTATGTTTCATTAAATGATGGACAAACATCAAGTACAAAAGAAACCCCATTTAGTACAATTGGTTCAAATAAAGTAAATGTATCTGCTACCGATAGTAGAAATTATGCCGGATATAATGATTATACTTTAGACATGATTGACTATATCAAGTTACACATAAATACTATATCAATAACTAGACCAGAAGGAACATCAAACGAAGCAATACTAAATTGTAATGGTGCTTACTACAATGGTTCATTTAGTGATACTGTAACAAACACACTTAGTGGTAGTTTTAAATATAGAAAGTCAGGAGAAACAGATTGGACTGATGGTGGAAGTATAACTCCAACGATTACAAATAGCACATTTAGATTTAATGATTTGTCTTTAGGCAATTTATTTGATTATAATGAAGAATACCAATTTAAAGTCATTTTAAAAGATAAGTTCTTAACAGTGGGCTCTTCTGACACAGAGATTATAACTTTACCAAAAGGTCAAGAAACTATCGCTGTTGGTGATAAAGAAATTTGGCTATATGGCACTGCCTATCTAAATGATGAAACTATAGGCATTAATAAAAATTCGGCTAACTCTTCCACTACAAATGGATATAGTTGTAATTATTTAAATGGTAAATTGGATGAAATAAATTCAGATATTGCTAAAACGAAAAATATAAGTTATTGTAAAATGAATACTAATTTTGAAACAAAAGAAATAACAAATGCAGTTCAAATAACCGGTTGGGAAAATTGGCAAGATAATGGTGATTTGGGTGCGTATCCATCTAGGAATAGATTGGAAATAAAAAATACCACACTCGCCATAATAATGGGTAAAACATCTGGTCAATATGGGGTGTCAGCATATTTTAAAGTCACAGATAGTGCTGGTAATAATATATTTACCGATAACCAACAAAGTGATTTGCTAATACAGCCAAGTGGAAACAAATTTTGGTCAGAACCATTACCAACAACACTTGTAGTACTAGACCCAGCAAAGACATATTATGTTACATTATGGGCAAACAGTTATGATAATGGACTTGTTGGTACAGCATATCTAAATAATGGTTTTGGTAAAAACGGCACTTGGATGGCTGCCATAAAATTAATGTAAGGAGATGATAAATATGGAAATAATAGATAAAGAAATTCATATTAATAGAGGAGATAGACTTTTGATTGACTTTGACATAAACAATGGCGATGATAAATACACATTTAAAGATGGGGATAAAATTAAATTCTCTATATATCGAAAGAAAGAAATGGACAAGCCACCGATTTTACAAAAAATATTTATACCTGTTGTAGGTTCTACTAGTGTAGAAATAGATATATCTGGTGAAGATATGAAAATAGGTGAAATGTTAAATAAGCAAGTGGAATATTGGTACGAAATAGAACTAAATAATGATGAAACAATTATAGGATATGATGATGAAGGAGCAAAAAAATTAATTCTTTATCCTGAGGGAGCAGATTTATGATAAGAGAAAAGAAAAAACTAACTGGTAATTTAAATACTAAGCAATCATTAAACGGTTCACTTAGTAATTCAGTTGTATATGTATCCCCAATAACTCAAGAAAAAGAAGTAACCCCTACTAGAGAGATACAAGAAATAACCCCTGATATAGGTTATACTGGCTTGTCAAAAGTTAAGGTGAATGGGTATACAGTAAAAACTGCTGAAAAGACAGTAGTAGAAAATGGAATATATAATGCTCCAGATGAAAATCTTGATGGATACAGCAAAGTAAAGGTAGCAGTAAACAATTCAATTTTTTCAGGTTCTTATGATAGAACAGGCTTAAAGCAAATAGGATGGACTGATGAAGAAATTGATTACTATAATGATAATGGTGTTCAATGGAATGAGGGAGAAAATGACTTTTTTAAATTAAATAGTGTAGAACTTGAAGGCGATGATAGTAGCGATACTAGATTTTTACCCAAAAATACAACTAAGAAAAATTTTCAAAATTATTATAAATTGTTAGCATTACCTAGCATTGATTTTAGTAATTTAACTAGTTTATTTGGTGTGTTTTCTAATTGTTATTCTCTAACAGCACTACCACAACTAGATACAAGTAATATAACGAGTGTGTCTGCTGCTTTTGGTAATTGTTACTCTCTAGAAACAATACCGCAATTAGACACAAGTAAAGTAACTACTATGTATAATACATTCTATTACTGCTATTCTTTAAAAACAATACCGCAATTAGACACAAGTAAAGTAACTACTATGGAAGGTATGTTTCGTTACTGCTATTCTTTAAAAACAATACCGCAATTGAACACAAGCAAAGTAACTAGTATGACTAGTATGTTTAACGTTTGTAATTCTTTAAAAACAATACCACAATTAGATACGAGTAATGTAATTACTATGAACAGCATGTTTAGTGGTTGTAATTCTCTAACAGCATTACCACAATTAGATACGAGTAATGTAATTACTGTACGAGATATGTTTAATGGCTGTCGTTCTTTAACGACATTAAATGGTCTATTAAATTTAGGACAGGCATATTTAACAACTGCTTCTGCCAATTTTCCAAACTATACATTAAACTTATCATCACCCAAATTGACAGAACAATCTATAATGAATGTACTAAATAATTTATATGATATAGCAACTAAAGGTTGCAACGCACAAGAAATACAACTTGGAAGTGCTAATATAGCAAAATTAACATCAGAAGAAGGGCAAACTGCTTTGAGTAACGCTCAGACAAAAGGTTGGACAGTAAGTTAGGAGGTGTATCATGGAAATAAGAAGATATGGAAAGAAAAAAGTATTAATAGCAGATGAAAATAAACATATAAGAGATGTCAACGATGTGTATATACCTGCCACTGAAATGGAAAAAGAACATAAACCTTACTATGCAACAATTATCTTTTTGGCAGATAATTTTGATGATAGTAAGTTAAATGAATTATATGTAGAAGAAGAAATGGGAGAGGCTGAGTAATGGAAAATTTGACATTAGGGCAGATAGCCAAAGTTTTGGCATTTATAGTAGCACTTATAGGTTCTATCGCATACTTAAAAAAGGCTCTCATAAGTGCATTGAACAAACTATTAGAACCAATTAAAAAAGAGATCAAAAAAAATAATCTATCAAATACAAAGACAAACTTAATTAATTTTATGGAATTGGCAGATAAAAAAGAAATTTCATCAGAACAAAAACTGATAAGTTATGAACTATATGATGATTATTGCCAACATGGTGGTAATAGTTTTGTTCACGACAAGTGGGAGAAATTAAAGAAAGAAGGTAAATTGTAATGAAAAACGAAGTATTAAAAAAAATAGCAAAATTAATTGATTTAAAAAGTATAATGACAATAATAATGATCTTAGCATTGGTAGTTGGATGGTTTGCTGATAAAGTAACATCAGAGCAGTTTGTACCAATGGTAATGATGATAATGACATTTTACTTTGCTAAGAGTGATAAGAAAGGTAGTGATATTAATGAATAGCAAAGAATTAGTATTAACTGAAGAAATGGAATTAGAGTTAAGCAATGGTAAAGGGGATGAAGTAGATGAGTAAATCTAATTTAACACAAATAGTAGTACCTGCAGATGAAGGTAACTATACTAAAGGCAGAAGCGGTAGAAACATCGAAGCAATTACTCTACATCACATGGCTGGAAGATTAACTGCAGAACAATGTGGTGGAATATTTCAAGAAAAAGGTAGATGTGGCTCTAGTCATTATGGTGTTGGCTACGATGGCAGTATTGCTAATTATGTTGATGAGGAAGATACCGCATGGACTAATAGCAATTGGGATAGCAATTGTAAATCAATAACTATTGAAATATCGGATAACGATAATAGTTGGTATGTTAACGATACTACTTTAAATGCTGTTATTAAATTGGTTGCAGATATTGCTAAGAGGAGAGAGTTGGGAATATTAGTACCTGGCAAAAATTTAACTTGGCATAGTATGTTTACTAGTACCACTTGTCCTGGAGATTATCTAAGAAGCAAAATGCAATATATTGCTGATGAGGCTAACAAGATTAATTCTGAGGAGCCTATTAAAGAAAAGACTACTGAAGAACTTGCTAGGGAAGTAATAGAAGGCAAATATGGCAATGGCGAGGACAGAAAGAATGCATTAGGCGATAGATATGCAGAAGTGCAAGAAAGAGTTAATGAAATATTAGCACCTGTACCAGAGCCAAGTGTCGATATTCTAGATTTAGTTAGAAAGACTATTAGAGGAGACTTTGGTAATGGAGAAGATAGAAAATCTGCTCTAGGTTCTAACTATGATGAAGTTCAAAGACAAGTTAATTTGAATATCCAAAATGGAACTACGAATTGGGACAATGTAAGATTATATTAAAATTGGTAACGACATTAATGTCGCTACCTCTTTTTTTATGCCTCGATTTGCATATTTTCTTAAATTATGCTATAATATCCAGCCAATGAGGGGATAATATGGTTGAAAAAAGAATAAATGATAGAGATATTATTTATAGACTAACAAGGAAAAAAGATAATATTTTAATAATTAAATATAATTTAAAAAATAAAGGAGCAAAAGAAAATATCAACTTTAAAACTTTCGGATTATGAAGATAACTATAAATAGTTTCTTCTAAATTCCTTAATAAACTCTTCTCTAGAGCCAATATTTTTTTCCCAGTATAATTGACCTTGTTTGTGCCAATAATCGTTAAATATGGCATTATTTTGATTGATAGAGTGGCATTTTCTACATAATGGCAAGATGAAATTATATTTGATGGAGTTAATTCTATTGCGGCCTCCGTAAACCTCGTGAAGGTCGTTTTTCTTTTTGCCGCATAAATAGCAGTGTTCTAAATCTTCAGTAAATACAGATTTTCTATTTTTCTCTAATTTTGTCAATTTCTTCGATTTATTGTGCATTTTTATCTTTTTTTGTTGCTCTTTTGTCAATGATTGTGCATTTTTTCTTATTTGTCCGCTTGTAACCGGACTTTTTTTGTTAGAAGTGGACTTTTTATATTCTTTATTATCGCATTCCCTACAAAGGGAAAACGTTATTTCTTTATTCGTTAATTTACAATATGGTTTGTTCTTTTTCTTTTTTAAGTTTATACAATAGTCATTCATTATTAATCTTCCTTTCGTTTGGAAAATTAATAATATTTTAGGTACATATTAGGTACATTTTTTCTAAAAATACATATAAAATGATATCAAATAAATGTAAATATTAATTAGTAAACCCTTATTTTATAAGCAATTATATAATTAACAAAAATTAAAAATCGTTCCCGCTGGAGCCACCAGTGTAACGATTAATACTCTAACTTTAATAGGTTAGGGTTTTTATTTTTTAATTAGGTACATTTTAGATACATATTTTTAAGGTTCTTTGTTATTTTTGATTTTACTTATTATTTGACAAGGAACATTTATTATTGGAATCTTTAGTTTGACAGCAAAAATGAGCAAAACCATATAATATAAGGCGTTGCTCATTTTTTCGTTGTTGTGATTTTTTGATTATTTTATGTATTTTGATTAGATTGGTTCCAGCAATTCTAGTCTTTTAGTGGTAGCCTAATTTTATATTAGATAAGGAACTTTCATTTTGTGTATTATAACTGAAGCCGTAAGGGCTACCATCTTCCATAAATATATAATAAGATTTTTTATTTTTGTTTTGTATCTATTTGTTTTATTGAGTTAGTATTTAATTCTTCTAAATTTTTATTATTTTCCAAAATCTCTAATTGTTGTATAGCAACTTTATTTAATTTTTCTATTCTTATAGATTGTGGAATATTATCATTAATCATTATAGCATTTAAGTTCTCTATATTGCAAAGCACTAATAATTGTCTAATGTCGGCATAATCTCTTTGATTACCTTTTAAGTTTGGATTTTTTTCTTTCCATTCTTTAGCAGTCATTCCAAATAAGGCAACATTTAATAAATCTGCTTCGGTTGGATATATGAGCTTTTTTTGAAAATCTGTAACTAAATTAGGAATAATTGAATTTTTAATTGCGTCTGTATGTATTCTATAATTTGCCTTAGATAATACTCTACTTGCATTCCAGTCAATTTTTTCTTGATACGCTTCAT